CCCTGGCTGTAGGCAGCGGCGACCTCTAGCGACAGCCGCCGGGACGCGTCGACCGCCTGCATCGCGGTGGCGTTCACGCCGGACGCGAGGCCCTCGGTGATCCGCGTGCCGATCTCGTAGAACAGCTTCGACGGCGAGCCGATGTGGAAAAAATGCAGGGCAGCGTGATACATGTCGGAACCGACGTTCTCGACCGTGCTCACGGCCGAGCCTGCCAGCGACTCGATGCCGCCGATCAGCCCGTGGATCAGCGCCTGGCCCGCGCTGAACCAGCCGCCGACCGTGGCCAGGATCCGGCGCGGCAGTGCCCCGAACCATGACACCATCACCCCGCCGGCGTGGATCACGTCATCGAAGGCAGCCTCAATGTCGTGACCAGCGTGGATGACGCTCTCACGGGCCGCGTCTACCCCATCCTCGATGCCGTGACCTGCGGTTATAATCCCCTCGCGGGCCGCGTCGGTGGCATCCGCGGCGTCATGCCAGGCTTCTTTCCAGAAGTCGCGGAACGTCTTGCAGTGCGTCACCAGTTCGTAGATCCCGGCGCCGAGCGCGGCCAGCGCGATGATGATCAGGCCGATCGGGTTGGCCAGGAACGCCGCGCTGGACTCCTCCGTGGCGGTCGTCTCCGCTTCCGTCGCAACCGTCGCCTCGGCCTGCGCCGTCTTCAGGATCCCCAGTTTGGTGGCTAGCTGCCCGGCCCAGCCGACTAGTTTCGTGCCGCCCTTCCATAGCTGCTCGGCGCCCTCGACGGCGCCCGACAGGCCGTCCTCCAGCTTCTTCAGTGCGATCAGCCCGAGGACCGTGCCGACAGTCCCGGCGACAGCCAGCGCCGCGCCGTTGCCGCGCTCCAGGCCGTTCACGAACGACGACAGCCAGCCCAGAACCTTCGTCGCCGCGGGCAGCAGCTTCTCACCCAGCGATATGGCCAGCGCCTCAGCCCCGTACTCCAGGTTCCGCATCTGCTGCTGCGCCGTCTTCTGCGTGTCGCTCCACGCGGCACCGAACTGGTCAGCACCCTTGGTGATCGCCGGGTACTTCGACTGCAGCCGGTCCATCTGCTCCAGCAGGACCGCGATCCCGGCACCGGCCTTCTTGCCGAAAATCGCGGTGATGTACTCGCCTTCGGTCTTGGCGGTCAGCCCGGCCTTATGGAACCGGCCCGTCAGGTCGGTCAGGGCCTGCATCAGGCCGCCCTTTTGCATGTCGTCCGCGAGCGTGGTCGCGCTCAGGCCGAACTGCTGCAGCGGCGCGGTCTTCAGCGGGACGGCCAGCGCCTCCACTGCCATCCGCAGGTCAGTGCCCGCCTTGGCACCCCTGATGTTGTTGTCACCGAATGTGGCCAGCGCGGCTGAAACATCCTTCAGGGTCAGGCCGTAACCCTTCACCACGGCGACCATGCCGCCGCCGAACGCGTCGGCCAGATCCTGCATGTGCATGTCACCGCTGCCGACCGCGGCATTCAGCATGCCCATGGCCTGCGTGTAGTTCTGCACCCCGGGGATACCGCTGGCCACGGCTGCCGTCAGCGCGTTCGTCACGTCGACCAGGTCCGCGCCGCCGACCCGCGCCCCCTCGGCCGCGGTCTTCACGATCCCGAGCATCGTCGGGGCACTCGCGCCAAGGCTGGCCATGTTGGACGCCACATGGTAAAGCGACTCGGCGAGGGAATCGGGTGACTGGCCGACCTGCCCCGCAAGCTGCAGCACGCCGTTGCCGAGCCCCTTCAGCTTGCTGGTCGCCACGCCCGCCTGCGTGTGCAGCATCGTGATCTGCGCCTGGAACCCGGCAGCCTTCACGATCCCGTACGCCAGCCCGGCGCCCACGCCCAGGATCGCGTACTTGGCGACTTCCCAGCTCTTCCCGAGCGTGTCCGACTCCTCGGCGGTGGCCGCTTCCTCGTCGCGCAGCGCCGCCAGCTTGGCCTGCGCCTCGCCGGTGTCGATGTGCACTTCGCTCTCGGTGCCCGCGGCGGCTTCCTTCAGCTCGTCCTTCAGGACGGCCATCTTCGCCTGCGCCTCGGCGGTATTGATCCGCGGCGTCAGCTCCGGGTGCAGCTCCCGCAGTTCATCGGCCTTGACCTTGATCGCGTCGATCTTCGCCTCAGCGTCGGCGCTGTCCCCGTCGATCTGCAGCAGGACGCGCCGCACCAGGGTTCCTGCCGCCACGGGGTCACCTCCGTTTCGCCTCGAGGTAGCTGTCGATTCCGTCGATGTAGGCCGCGCAATCGGCCAGGTCCAGCCCGTCGAACACGGGCCCGGTGATGTTGCACAGGTGCGCGAGCATGAACAGGTACTCGGCGCGCAGGCCGCGCAGGTTCTTGGTCGTCAGGACGCGATGGCGGGCACCTCCACGGGAACGAGGGGCGCCGGGGTCGTAGTCATCGGGGTAGCGGACGTCGGTGACTCCGGTGATGCCGTCGGGGACGGCAGCCGGGTAGGGTCCGCCTCAGCCGCCTTAGCCTTCGCTGCCCGCTCGGCCTTGCGCTGCTCCAGCAACGCGACGATGCCGTTGAGGTAGGCGCCGTAGAAGTCCGTGTAATCGAAATCCATGTCGTCGAACGCGACCGGCTTGCCGTTCTGCTGGCGCATCAGCCAGTACAGGCCGCCGACCGCCGGGAGCCACTGCGGCCCCGGGTTCTTGATCGTCGTCCCCTCGCCGCCTTCCTCGTCCTCGCTTTCGAGGCCGGTGGCGTCGAGCCAGTCCGCGATCGACATGCCGGTATGGCTCTGAATGCCCATCGCGTGCTTGTAGGAGATGTGCGTGGTGTCAAGCTCCCACGTCTGCCCCTCGAACTCGATCTTCACGAGAACCCTGCTTCCCTGCACAGCCGGTCGACTTTCGCCGCGTACCTCGCCATCGCCGCGCCCGCGCGGGCGTCCGCGGCCGGCCCGAGGAACGGTGCCCCCGGCGGCCCGTACCAGTGATCCCTGTTGCCGAACAGCGGGTGGCGCGCCCGCGTCTCACCCGGGTACGCGGGCCCCGCGTCACACGAGATGATCGCCGTGTCCCCGGCCACCGCGACGGAGATGTCCGCGGGGATCTGCCGCGACCATGACGCCAGCGCCCGCGCGCCTTCCGCGATCTCCTCCGCCGCCTCGCCGAGCTCGCCGCCGCCGACCGCGCCGAGCACCGTGAGCCGCGTGCCCGGCGTCGCCCGCGACGCCCCTGACCGCTTGCGCCGCACCGCCATCAGGTCGTGTCCAGCGTCCAGTAAGTGGCCTGCAGCGTGCTGTTCGTCCCGTCGTCGTACACCGTGACCGGGATCGTCTGGGTCAGCACCGCGGGACCGGACACGCTCGGCGAATCGCCCTCCAGCCGGATGTTCGACATGAGCAGCCCAAGCGAGGAATGGTCCGAGCCCGTGCCGATAACCGGGCCGGTGAACGCCAGGCTGAACGCCGTCGCCGTGTCGTTCGCGTACGCGTTGTAATAGGCGTTGGTCGACAGCCACTCCACCTCGAACTGGGCGGTGATCTTCAGCAGCGCGTTCTGCAGCGGCTCGTTCCGCCACCCCGCCAGCTCAGGGCTGAACCGGTTCGTGTCCATCGGCCGGGTCATCTTCACGCTGAACGACTTGATGTTTCCCGCCGCCGTGGGACTGGCCAGCGTGGTTATGCCGGAAGTGGTCGAGGGCGTACCGCCGTAGAAGACGGTGCCCTGATTCCACTTGAAAACGCCGCCGACCGGCGCGCTGTAGGTCAGCAGGGACGGCACCGACCCGTTCAGCGGGTCACCGTTACCTGAGCCCGCCAGCTCGTTGCGGCCCTCGAAGGTCAGCGTCCACTTCGGGATCTCGCCCATCGCCGCCGAGATCTCCCACTCCGACACCTTCATGCCGGTGTAGGTGAACGGGGCCACCGTCCCCGAGATGTCCGGGCGGCCGGCCTGCAGCGCGAACGTGTGGCCCGTCAGGTCGCCCGGGACGTGGACTGCCTTGTACGCGGCCGTGGACATGTCCTCGGTCAGCACGGCGTTCGACTGGCCGAACGAGCCGAACATGCGGTACAGCCACTTGTTCAGGCCCTGCGCGGGCAAGTCCGCCGGTGCCGCGCCCTGCACCATGTACTCGGTCAGCACGCGCCGCGCCGACTTGGCGACCAGGGCGCCCGCATAGATCCCGGCGCCTTCCTTCGTCGTCTTCTTCAGCTTGATCGAGTCGCTGTCGAAGATCGTGAACGGCGCGCCCGTCAGCGTCGGGGCCACGCCGTACGTCGTCTCGTCGACAGCGCACCACTGACCGGCAAGACCGGATGGCAGGCCCATCGCTTACGCACCTTCCTTCGGGGTGAGCGCCGCGGCCGGCGGAACCGGGGCGGCAGGCTTAGGCGGATCAACGGGCGCAGGCGGCGCAGGCGCGGTGACCGCCTCGAAGTGCTCCGGGTCGACCGCGGCGCCGTCCGGCACGCCGTCAACGACATCGCCCGGCACGAAGGCGCCGAACGCCTTTTTGCACCTGACCTGCATGGATACTCCTAACTCACGTACAGCCGGGCGTGGAAGACGACATGAAAGGTGACCAGCATCAGCGCGCCGTTCGCGACCTGCCGCGGATACCAGGCGTAGGGGCCGAGGATCCCCGACCAGAAGACGAGGCCGCCCATCGACGCGTCACCCGGGCCGCCCGCGTCCGGGTCGCCGCGGATCAGGTCGTCAAGCCCGGCGATGATCGCCGCCGCGCCGTCACGGTGCACCTTGTTCGTCGTGTCACCGGACCAGTGCTGCGCCGAGCAGGCGATCGAGCCGTCCTCGTCACGGGTCCTCGCGTGGTCCATCACCGGCCACACCTGGTCGGCCTGCCCGGCCGGGTCCTGCAGCGCCATCGGGTCCGCGCCGATCCACAGCACCTGCGGAAGCGACTGTGTCGCCGCGGGCGGCTGCGGGCCGTCGAACACGCTCACCCCCACCAGCGCCGGGCTGTTCTGCGCCGCGCCCACCAGGTAGTCGATGACGGCGGGAATTACCGAGGTCGTCATGCCGCACCGCCGGGGCAGTGCGGGCAGCACGACACGACCGGGCGGCCGCGCAGCCGCTTCCCGATCCGCACCGCGCTCGTCGTGCCGCCGAAGTTGGCAGCCGACACCGCGGCGCACACCGCGATCTTCAGCGCCAGGTCATGCCCCTGCAGCGCCGTCACCGTCGTGTAGGTGACAGCCATGCCCATCGGCCAGTTCAGCGTGTCCAGCACCCCGGACAGCACCGGCCGGTACCCGGCTTCGGCCTGCACGAGCCACGTCGACAGCAGATCCTGGCCGAACATCGCCAGCGCGGCGATCGCGACGCCGATCACGCCGCCACCATCCGCGACGGCGCCGAATACGGCTGGATCAGCTGCAGCGCCCGGTTCGGGATCGCGAACCCGAACCCCGGCAGGACCGTGGTCGACTCACCCGAGGCGACTTCCTGCGCGTCCACGCCGCCGCGGTAGACCTGGTACAGGTGCTCGAGGATGATCTTCGCCGCGTCATAGATGGCAAACGGGATGACCACGCGGCCCGCCTGGTACTGCCAGACGTAGGAGCAGTAGTAGAACGGCAGGCCAGAGGTGTTGGTGACGACGCCGCGGCGCGGGTCGCAGTACAGCTCCGTGATCGGGTACTCGATCCCGTAGACGCGGGTGCGGATCATCGGAGACGCCGGGACCGGAACCGTGATGCCCAGGTTCGCCAGCTCAGCGGGAACCTCGGTCCACGCGACCAGCTCCAGCACCGGCGGCTTGCTCAGGTGCGTTTCGAGGCCGCGGGCGGGCAGCGTCTCGGTGACCGTCTGCTGCACGACCGGGCCGCACATGTACTCGATGACCTCTGTCGCCGAGCCGTTCCAGCCCTGCAGCCGGGCGTCGAACTGCGTCGTCCCGGTCAGCTGCAGGATGTCCTTGGCCTCGGCCAGCGACACGATCGTCGGATCGGACTGCGCCTGAACCTCGAAGCTGTCCGCGAACGCGCCCGGGTAGGTGGTGTCAGTGGCCACCCAGAGCACCAGGTGGTGCCCGGCCTGCGTCGTCGTGTACGTCGCGGTGTACTGGCCGGTACCGGTCTTCGTGACCGTCGGCGTGGCGGTGGTGCTGCCGTCTGGCAGCGTGACGGTCAGCGTGACCGTCGCCGCGTTCTGCGGGTCACCTGCCGTGTCGGTGTTCGTCCAGGTGAGGGGCACTACCGCGCCCTGATACCACGGAGTTGCCGCGGGCACCGCCCCTCACCTCCCTCGTCTTCTCTCGCGCTCGTCAGGTCAGGCCGGAGCCGGGGCTTCCGGCGTTTCCGGCGTCTCGGGCTGCTGCGCGGCCTGCGCCGCGGCGGCCTGCGCCTGCGCCACGTCCGCCTCGACGGCCTTCAGGAAGGTGGCCAGCATCGTCCGGGTGGACGGCGGGACAGCCAGGTCGATCGCCGTCTGGACCAGCGGGTCAGCCTCAGCCTTCTCCGCCCACTCGACGAGGACGGGCAGGTGGCTTGCGACCAGTTCCGCGCCCTGCTCGAGGTGGTTCTTCACGTCGGTCAGCATCTGCGAGATGCCCATCTGTTGCCTCCATGGCCGGGTTGACGGCGGTCCCGGCGGACAGCCGCGTGATCTGGGTGCGCAGCTCGGCCGCGCGATCATGCTCGAAGCAGCCCTCGGCCTGCCGTCGCTCGGCCTCCAGGCGCGCGAGAATCACCGCGCGGTCGGTCACTGCATCGACAGGACGACGTAGGGAATCGACGTCGCCTTCGTCGCGTTGCTCATCGTCGGCAGCACCGCCGGGGCGGTCGCCGTCGCCGACAGGGACGCGGTGGTCAGCAACGGCACCTGGCCCGTGATGATCACGTTCCCGGCGACGCCGCCGCCCGAGTAGGTGCCGTCCACGACAGTCGAACCGGCTGTCGCGTACAGCACGACGCCGTAGATCGTCGGGCCGCTGGCCACGATGGCCGCGGTTGACGGGCCCTGCGGGGTGCCGACCGTCGGGCTGTTCGCGATCTCGGAGTTCAGCGTGATCTTGTTCGCCCCGGCCGCGAAACCGGTGGTCACGTCGGTGGACTGGGCGAGCAGCGCCGCGCCGGTCTTCACGCCGTTGTAGACCGCGACCCACGAGTGCGCGGCCGAGGCGGTCGCGGTGACCACCCCGAACGACACGTAGTTGAAAATGTCACCGGCCTGCACCGGCACCGCGATGCAGTACAGCGTGGCGGTCGAGAGGGTGACGCCGGTCGAGCCGGTCGCCAGGTCCCGGCGGTTCAGCGACCGCCGGTAGGGCGGGTACGGCTGCCCGTCGAACAGCCACTCTTCCTCCGCGAACGGGTACCGTCCTGCTCCCAGGTCTGACATCTGCGTCCTGCCTTCCTGCCCGGTTCTTCCGGGTCAGAGTTCCGGTTCTTCCGGGTCAGATGGTTGGTTAGAAGCCGGACAGCAGCCCGGTCGTGGACAGCGCGACGCTGGCCGCCGTGTGCCCCACGTTGTTGTAGTTGCCGTAGGACACCGGGTTGCCGCTGGAGTCCTGGTAGCGGTTCGGCATGTCCGCGGCGTAGCCGTAGACCTGGAACCGGACCTGCAGCGAGGACGACAGCACCTCGGACAGGACGCGGGAGCGCAGCTCGCCCTCCCACAGGTACAGGTCGTTCCACACCGCGGCGATCAGCGGCGTGAAGTCCGGGCTGCCGCCCAGGCCGGGATAGGCGGCGGTGTTCCCGTTGCTGACCGCCCCGATATACGGAGCGGTAGTGCCGCCGAAGGTCAGCGGAATGTTGGGGTCGATCGACCACGGCGCCGACAGGATGTGCCCGACCGGCCCCTCAACTGCCAGGCCGCCGTCCTGCTGACCCGCCGCGTTGAAGAAAT